AATGAATGAGCCTGCCAATAATTCTGTTGGAACTAAGTTACCACCAGCAGTCGCAGTACCTACGTTCAAGTCTCTTTGTAAAACTTCGTTAGGAACTAAAATTCCATTTGCAGGCTTCTCATACTTCTTAGAAGCTGCGTCAGATACCTCTCTCTCAAAAGCTGCTGCTTCTTGAGCTTGGCGATCTGTTGGATTTGCTAGTGCGTTTAATGCTCTTAAGAAAGAGAATTGCTTAATTTCTTTTTGGTCTAAGCCAACTTCATTA